TAACTTTATCTGGTGCTGGTAAATTTATTTGTAAAACTTGGTCAAAACAGATTCCATATAACAACAGGTCTATAATTACAACAACATTTGAGGAGGTATTTGAACCATAATGGCAATACCTACCGCAGAACTTCAATCTTTATCTAATAAATCAATAATTGAATTATATTCACTTACACTTGTTTCTTCTTTACATGGTTCAACAGATGTAAGTCGCTTTCATTCGGGAGTAGGTATGAATAGTAACGCTTCTATAATATGGCAGGGAAATACTTATAGTAAATTTCCAATAATTGCTGAGGGCTTTGAATATACAGGAAAAGGGACATTGCCAAGACCTACTCTAACTGTTTCAAATATTCTTGGGACTATTACTACATTGATGGCAACGGCAAATGCTACAACACCATTTAATGACTTGCAGGGAGCAAAGTTTATAAGACATAGAACGATGGCACAATTTTTAGACGCTGCAAACTTTCCATCAAATCAAAATCCTTTTGGTACTCCATCAAGCACAACAGAATTACCACAAGAAATTTATTTTATTGATAGAAAAGTTGTAGAAAACAGAGAAATCGTACAATTTGAGCTTGCAAGTGTTCTTGATCTAAATAATATACGTTGTCCTAAATTACAAGTGACAAGAAAAGATTTCCCCTCTGTTGGTACTTTTGTAAACGCATGAACTGGAAAGAGCAAGCTGCTATACACGCTGATAAAGAAGCCCCAAAAGAGTCTTGTGGCTTGTTGGCTATTATCAAAGGCAAAGAAACTTATTGGCCTTGTGAAAACCTTTCAGAGTCACCAGATGAATTTTTTGTTATAGATCCAGATAATTGGGCAGATTGTGAAGATCAAGGAGAATTGATTGGAATAATTCATTCTCATGCTTATGGTTCTGCCTTGCCATCTGAAGCGGACAAAGCATCATGTGAGCATCTTGGTTTACCTTTTTATATTTATAGTGTTGAGCATAAGAACTGGATTGATTTTGAGCCATCAGGTTATACATCTGGTTTATATGGTCGCACATGGATTTGGGGTAAGCATGACTGTTGGAGTTTAATAACAGATTATTTTCTAAACAAAAAACAAATAAAATTAAAATTTTGGGAAAGACCGAAAAGTATTAAAACTTTCTGCGAAAATCCATATTTTGAAAAAGTTTTAACTGGTTCTGGTTTTAAAGAAGTTTCAAAAGATAATATTATTAATAATGATGTTTTGCTTATGCAAGGGCCAGATGAAAAATTAAATCATGTTGCCTTATATATTGGCGATCAAACAATATTGCATCACAACATTAGACAATTGAGTTGCAGAGAATTATATGATTTAAGATATATAGAAGCCACAAAAAAGGTTTATAGATATGAAGCTTAAAAAAATTAAAGTTTATGGCAGATTAAGAAAGTTTTTAGGACAGTCATATTTTGAAGCGGCTGTTGCAAGTCCAAAACAGGCATTTCATTTTTTGATTGCAAATTTTCCAGAACTTGAAAATCACATGATGAATCAGTTTTATAAGATAAAAATGGGCGGTATGGAGATAACAGAGGATTTATTAAATTTACAAAGCGATGAAGATATACAGATAATTCCTATTGCTATAGGTGCAAAAGCAGCAGTTGTAGGCGGTTTATTTTTAGGAGGTGGGGCATTGGCGGCAGCATCATCGGTTGCTTTCATAAGTGGAACTTTAGCAACTGCATTAACAACAATTGGAACAAGTATGTTAATAAACGAAGCTACAAATCTTTTAATGCCTCGACAAGATGTTCCCTCTGCTGTTATGGCTGATACCTTTTCACAGAATGATCCCACGTTTCAATCTTTTGGTTTTGGGTCAATTCAAAACGTATCAAGGGCTGGTGTTCCAATACCAATAATATATGGAGAAGTTTTTACAGGATCAGTTGTAATCAGTTCTGGTATTGATACTGTACAGAAAGAGGGAACAACATAATGGTTTTTGGTACTGCATTTACGCAAATAATTCCAGCGTTATTTCCTGAGAATTTTCCTGAATTACAAAAAGATGCTTTGCAATCAAAGCAATTTCAAACCCTAATTGAATTATTAGGGTCAGGAGAGATAGAGGGCTTTCCAAGTGCTACAGGTAGTAAGGGTTCGACTGAATATAACCAAAGTTCACTTAAAGACGTATTTCTTAACGGAACTCAGGTTTTGCAACAAGCGGCTGGCACAAGTCCAAATGATGAAGATTTTAACTTTAAAAATATTACCTTTGAGCCTAGATTTGGAACAGCAAACCAAACCGCTATTGCTGGTATAACTGAAACAGAATCAGAAACCAGCGTTGGTGTTACTGTTACACAATCGACACCTGTCTCAAGACAAATAACTAACAGTAATATTGATGCTGTTCGAGTTACTCTTGGTTTTCCTTCTTTACAAAAATTTGAAGATAATGGGGATATTAATGGTGCAAAAGTCGAATTAACAATTCAAACTATTGAAAATGATGGCACTACAACAACTGTAATAACTGATACTGTAAAGGGAAGAACAGCCAGCACATATTTTAGAGATTATAAAATCAAGTTACCATCTGGAACTAGCTTTCCTGTAACAATTAGAGTTAACAGAACTACAGCAGATAGTACAGAAACTACTTTGCAAAATAGTTTCCAATGGTCATCTTTTACAGAAATAATTAACGAATCAAGAGCTTATGCAAATTTTGCTCATGTAGCTTTACGTTTTGATGCTGAAACCTTTCCAAATCAACCAAGAC